CGCCGCCGTCGCAACGGGCACGGCCACCATGCGGCGCGCCACCGGGAAGGCGTTCGCCGCCGTGGCGACGGGCACGGCGGCGCTCGCCCTGCAATCGGGCAAGACTATCGTCATCGCCGCCGTGGCAACGGGCACGGCCAGCCTGCAACGCGCCACCGGGAAACTCCTGGCCGTGGTGGCGACCGGGACACCGGCGCTGGTCAAGGCGGTGGGGAAGACGATCACCAGGGTTGCCACGGGAACGGCCTCGCTGCTCTCCCAATCGGGCAAGGGGATGGTGCTGAGCGCGACCGCGACCGGGACGGCGACACTCAGTCGCGGCACCGCCAAGGCGCTGGCGGCGGTTGCCGGCGGTACGGCGAATCTGGCGCGCGGCACGGCGAAGACAATCGCCACAACCGCAACAGGCATCGCCAGCCTCACCAGGGGGGTCGGCAAGCGTATCGTCGCCACCGCGACCGGGCTGGCGAGTAGCGCGCTCCAATCCGGCAAGGGCGTGGTGCTGGCAGCGACGGCGACGGGGAGCGCCAGCGTACGGCGGGGCACCGGCAAGGGGTTGGCGGCGGTTGCCAGCGGGAGCGCCGCGCTGCGCCGGGGTATCGACAAGACGCTCAGCGCGGTGGCGTCCGGCCTGGCGGGGCTCGTTGCGTTCGTACCGAGCGCCGTCAATCGCGGGCGAGTGCTGCTTGCCGACGCGCGCCGCTTCGGCCTGGCGCTGCTGGAAACGCGGCGCGGTGGCGCGACCACGACCGAGACGCGGCGGGGCGGTGCCGCGCCAACCGACACCAAGCGGGGCGGCGTGGCCCCCACCGAGCGGCAACGCGGCGGCGTGGCCGCGAAGGAGGAATAGACGTGGCGAACACCTACGACAAGGGCGATGTGGTCCGACTGGGCGCGACATTCACGGACGCGGCGACCCCGCCCGTCAATGCCGACCCGACGGCGGTCGTGCTGCGCGTCCGCACCCCGGCGGGCGTCACCAGCACCCCCGTGGCGGTCAAGGACGGCGTCGGCCTCTACCACCACGACCTGACGCTCGATACGGCCGGCGAATGGCTATACCGCTGGGAAGGGACGGGCGCGGTGGCGACCGCCGAGGAAGGCACGATCTACGTGCGCGCGACGCAATTCTAGGAGGGGCGCGATGGAATGCCGGAATAGCAACGGGCTGACCCTGGCCGATTTGCACCATCTCGCGGGCAAGTGGGACGGCTACCCGACAATCGAGGCGGTCGCGCCGTTGTGCCCGGTCTGCGGGGCGACGCTCAAACCGCTCACGGTCTACTGCAACAAGAAGTGCCACCACACCGCCTATAAGCGGTCCTACCGGGCCGCGGCCAAACGGCGGGCAGAGGACGCGCTGCCGGGGTACTCGTTCCCGCCACCGAGCAAGGACGAGGAGGCGTGATGGTTGAGTTGCGCTGCCCGAATATCCGCGTCAAGGGCGGGCACCGCGTGGTGTGTAACCGCCTGCTCGCCACCGTGGATGAGGCGCTGGCGGCGCTGCTTGACGATAAGCCGCGCCTGACCGTATACTGTGAGAAGTGCCAGCAACAGGTTGCCCCAGTGCCCCGCGCGGGCCTCCGTGACGGGGGTTTCGCGCATGAGCCGGTCGGTCAAACTCGCCGCTGACGACAGTCTATTGCTGCAAGCGCAACAGGGCGCTCTTCTTGGCATTGCACGACCGGCACAGGTTTTGCAGATTGTCGGGCGTGTTTGCCCCCCCCTGCCAGAACTCCACGACGTGATCCACGCCGCGCCCCTTCCCGCAGACAGGGCAGTGACGCTCAATCGCTGTGGTGCTATTCTTGGATGGCATCGCTTGACCTCCCTTACCGAGGTTGAGGGTGACACGCCTCGGGGTGTTCACGCACCCGCGAGGCTTCTTGCTGCCCCAAAGTATAGCAAATTCCCTGTTGTAGCGCCATTTTCGATGGGGGTAGCGTGATGGGCGCGACCGTAAAGATGATTGGCGATGACACGCTCAACATCCTCGCGATACCCTTCGGGGGGCCACTTCGTGGGGCTGACGGACGTGGCCGCGACACCGATGGGGAGTTCTTTTCTCCCCGCACCGACTTGTGCCGCGACTGGTACAATGTTTCGCTCCCGCTACTATACGATCATGGCATGGATGCCAAACTCAAAACCGCCGTTGTCGGCCGCGTGGATTCCACCACCGCCATCAAAGACGATGACGGCTGGTGGGTCCGCGCCCAACTCGACCGCTCCTCAGCTTACCACGGCCTCATCAAGGAATTGGTGGGGCATGAAGCCCTGTTCGCCAGCAGTGGGGCCATGCCCCATCTGACGCAAAAGGCGAAGAGCGGCGAAATCCTCCGTTGGCCCTGGGTCGAACTCAGTTTGACCCCCACCCCGGCCAACGCCTTTGCGCGCGTCGAACCGGGCGAGGCCCGGAAGCATTTCCAACTCGCGGGTATCGAACTGCCGCCGAACTGGGCAACCGGGGATGGTGCGGGGAAACGCGGGCGAGTGCTGTCGGCGAGCAACGAGGCGAACATCCGGCACGCCCTGGCCGACCTGCAAGGCGTGGTGGACACGCTGAGTAAGGCGACCGCGTAAACGGGCAGACAATCCAACTTCGTGGGCCACGCGCCCCTGTGTGACGACAGGAGGCCATCGTGGACCCGGAAGAAGTCATCAAGGAACTGACCGACAAGCTGACCGCCGCGACCAAGAGCGCGCAAGACCTCGCCGCGAAGCTGACCGACACGGCCAGCGCGGAGGATGTCGCCACCATCGGGGCCGAACTCAAATCACTGAAGGCGGTCATCGCCCAGTACGAGGCCGAGAAGCTGGCCGCCGAGCAGGCCGCCGAAATCAAGCGGCTCCGCGCCGACTTCGACACGGTCATCAACGCGCGCAGCGAGCGCAAGCACCAGTACCACGTCCCCAACGTCAACACCGGGGCCGCACCGGACGAACCCCTCGCGGTCAAGCTCTGGAAGGCGCGGCGCGGCGACAGTGCGGCCCGCCAGCAGATGCACGACATCGCCACCAAGGCGTACAGCGGCACCATCGCCGGGCTGAAGGCGCTCAGCGAGGGGACCAACAGCGCGGGCGGTTTTCTGGTGCCGCCGCAGTATTTGCAGGATTCGATCGCGCTGCTGCGCCGCGCCAACGCGCCGATGCTCGATGTGATCAACATGGTGCATGGCGTCTCCTCCAACCTCATCTACATCCCGACCCAGACGGGCATCAGCACCGTGGCGTGGACCGCCGAGAACGCGACCAAGACCTCGAGCGATGAGGTGTTCGGCCAGATCGCGGTCAACATCTACACGCTGGCCGGTATCGCGAAAATCTCCAATCAACTGTTGGAGGATTCCGCGCCCGCCGTGGACCAGATGGTGCGGAACGACCTCGGGCGCGGGCTGAATATCGAGATGGATCGCGCGGTGATCAACGGCTCGGGCACCGGGCAGCCGACCGGCATCCTCAACACGGCGGGCATCACCACCACCGTGGCGAGCGCGCAGACGGCGGCGGCGATTTTCGACGACATCTTCGCCGCGCTGGGCCGCTTCCAGGCGACGTACTTCGGCCAGCCCGACTACATCCTCATGGCCCCGCGCACCTACACCAAGCTGCTGACCGCCAAGGACACGGCGGGGCGGTATCTGGCGCAGAGCAGCCTCATCGGCAACCAGGGACTTGTGACCGACGCTAACCCGTCCGGGGCCATCGGCGGCGGCATGGCGACGTTCGCGGGTATCCGTCTCGTCATCGACCCCAACATGCCCATCGCGCAGACGGTCGGTGCGAACACCAACCGCAGTAGCATCGTCCTCGGCGCGAGTCAGGAAATCATGGGTTTCATGCGCGACGAAATCCGCATGGACGTGTCGAGCGAGGCCGGTACGTCTTTCGAGAGCAACCAGACCTGGTTCCGGGGTGAATGTCGGATGGGGTTCACGGCGGCACGCCTGACCGCCGCAACCCAAATCATCGGTGATGTCGGTCCTTAGATATAGCATTTCGGACCATGGTACGGTATAGGCGTTGCACCACAGGCAGCGCAAGGAAGCAAAGGAGTAGCCACGATGGCAGAGAAGCAGAACGACCGGCCCCAGTTGACCGATCACCTCGACCTCGGGCCGGGCCTCGTCGTCACGCCGGGGTACGAGGTGCCCCCGGTGCGCGATCCCCAGTCGGCGGCGAGCGACCGCGTGCTGACCGTCCGCACGGATAGCGTCGCGCTGGCGCGCGAGGCCGCGCGGCACACCGAACAGGTGTTCTACGACGTGCCGGTGCTGTCCACGTTCGCGGGGCCGATGAGCGGCCTCGACCTCAAGGCCAGCGCCGAGCCGGACGTGCAGCCCGCGCCGAAGCCCGCACCCGCACGGTAACGCCCACCCCCAGCGCCACCGAGGGAGTGACCAGACATGGCGGATTATTCGAACGTCGCAGAAGTCAAGGACTATCTCGGTGGCGCGTGGGCGGGTTCCGACCGCGACGCCATCCTCGGCAAACTCGTCACCCGGTGTTCTAGGAGTTTCGACCGTGAGACGGGCAAGGCGACGAACTACTGGGCCGCGCAGACGGGCGTCACGCGGCGCTACGCGGGGAGCGGCGATACCAGCCTCGATATCGACGAGTTCGCCGCCATCACCAGCGTGACGGTGGCGAGCAACCAGGCCGGGACGGAATTCCAGACGCTCTCCCCCAGCGACAAGACGGGCGCCCACTACGTGCAGATACTGCCGCTGCACGGGCCGCCGTACAACCAGTTGTACTACGGCTCGGGCTTCCTCCCCGACGCCTACCGGGTCGGCAATGTGGTCGTGACCGGCACGACCGCGCTGCCGGAGGAGATCACGCACGCCGTGACCATCTGGGCGGCGTACTCCTACAAATCGCGCGAGGCGGGTTGGGCCGACGCGGCGCAGCGCCCGGACGGGCCGGGGCTGCTCTACGTCAAGGGCATCCCGCCCCAAACGAAGCGCATCATCGACTACTACCGCCAGGGCAAAGGGCATGGCCCCGGTATCGCCCTGGTGTCGGGCGGCTACCAAGGGCCGTTGTCGCTCTGGCAAGGGTGGAGGGCGTACTGATGGCGAGTATCAATCTCACCATCAGCGGCGCGACCGCGCTCATCGCCCGGTTCGGCGGCAAGCTCGACCTCGCTGGCAGCGTGGTCGTGGGCACCAACGTCAACTACGCGCGCTACGTCCACGACGGCACGAGTCGCATGGTCGGACGCCCCTACCTCACCAACGCGCTCACCAGCCAGCGCGCGCGCGTCGTGAGTATGCTCGAAGCCCGCGTGGTCGAACTGCTGAAAGGCAGCGGCGGTTCCATCAAGCCCGCGCTGCTGGCGGCGGGGCTGGTGGTGCAGGCCGAGGCGCAGCGCAACACGCCGGTACGCACCGGGAATCTGCGCAGGTCGCTCCACACAGAGGCGATGTGAGTACCCAGGCCATCGTCACCGCGACCCGCACCATCCTGCAGGCGGCGCTCACGGCGGCGGGCGAAACCTCGCTGACGGTCGTGCTCGGTGTGCCCAAGACGGTCAACAGCGATACCGTCGCCTACCTGTGGAGCGAGGGCTACGAGGACCGGCAGAAGGCCGGGGCGGGCTGGGTGCAGCGCGCCCACACCATCCCGATTCACCTGATGGTGCTGTCCACGGGCGACGACGCGGCGGCGGAATCCCGGCTGCTGGCGCTCTCCGACATCGTCGCCAACGCCTTCTACACCAACCGCAAGCTGAGCGGCGCGGCCGTCACCAGCCAACTGCACCAATCGGATGGCGGCGCGGGCCGGCTGGCGCAGGCCCAGCCCTACATCCTTTACCAAAACGGCGAGTACCGGCATCGCTGGTGGTCGCTGGAAGCGGCCGAGGATTTGGTATTCGCTTTCGCTTGAGGAGTAGTCATGGCCGATCCGAAAATCCACTACACCGGGGGGGGTGAGGAATTCCACAGCGGAATTCCGGCGCACGACCTGACGAAAGACGAGTACGACGACCTCGACAAGGAGCAGCGCGCGACCGTGCGCGACAGCCCGCTGTACGACTATGCGGGCTACCGGGAAAAGACCGAGGCGGCGAAGCCGCACGAAGCCGCACCGAAAGATGCGCCGCCGAAGAAGGAAGGGTAAAGAACTATGGCCGGTGAGCGGTGGTTGCAACAGGCATCGGTAGGCAAGGAAGTCACCGAGGGCGCGGCGGTCGTGGCGACGCGCCGCCTCTACGTCGCGGGCGACTTCACGCGCGTGCGCGCGCAGAACATGATCGAGGTATCCACCGGGACGCGCGACAACCAGCGCGACGCCAAGCTGCGCGCGGTCGCGGCGGGCGCAAAGCTCACGATGCCGCTCGGTGCGGACGAAATTGTTGAGTGGCTGCTGGGTAGCATCCAGGGCGGCGCGACGCCCGTGACCGCGTTGGGGGCGTCCACCTGGACGTTCAAACCGGGCAACGCGATCGACCCGCAGACGTACGAGTATTACGACGGCTATCGCTCCTGGCAGTTGCGCGGGGCGAAGCTGGACGAACTCAAATTGTCCGGCGTCGTGGACGGCGACACAAAGGCCGAGGCGACGCTGTTCGGGCGCGAACTCGCGACGGGTGTCACCCTCGCCACCGTGACCGACCGCGTGCCGAACTTCATCCAGGGCTGGGAACTGCAATTGTACGTGGATGCGTTCGGGGGCACGCCGGGTACCACGCTCGTACCGGGCACCATCATCTCCTGGGAAGTCAATATCAAGAACAACCTCGCCCGCAAATACTACGGCGACAACACGCAGGCCACGGGCGATGTCAAGCTGGGCAAACTCGATGTGCAGCTGACGGCGACGCTCGAGGGCGCGGCGTCGGCGCTGGCGGAGTACAACAACTGGGATAACAACACCAAACGCCTGGTGCGGCTGCAACTCGGCAACAACGGCGCGGCCATCGGCACCAGCGTGCTGAAGCCGCAAATCACCGTGGACGTGCCGCTCGCGTGGGGCGCGGTGGACCTCTCGCCCGAAGATAAGGGGACGAAGGTCTACAAGTTCACCGGGAACTACATCTACGACCCCACCAACGCCTACGGCATCCAGGTGAAGCTACAGAACGCGCGGGCAACCGCGTATTGATGCCTGTCGGAGTAGCCCTGCTAGAGCAGGTGCTTCCACGCTTTCCCGGAGGTGATCCTTTGGATCGAGGATTGGCGCACACCATGCCGCACGGCCAGGGTATAGGTGTCGCCTTCCCCGGCGGCGTAGGCACGCCCGGTTTTCCGTGTCCTGAAACCAACGTGGAGGGCTAATCATGGTCACGACCGAGAATGGGGCGGGTGTCTGGGTGATGGAAAAAGAGCAACTGTACGTGCCCGCGCCCCCGCCCGGATTCGCCGCCCCGCGCAAGCGACTACCGCGCCGCGTGGTCACGACCGCGCTCCCCGAGCCGTACCACGAGTTTTCTATCACCGCCTGGGTGAATTTCCCGCGCAGCGTGGCGCTGGATTTGCGGTCGCGCGACCAGGAGCGTACCGGGTCGGCGCTGCGTCAGGTCATCCTCGCGCACGACCTCGTAGACGAGGACGGCGAGCCGTATCCCCTAGCCGACGATCCGGCGTTCTGGGAGGTGATCAGCGACGACCTGGGCGCGGCGATCGTGCTGGCCGCGTTGGCGCAGATCGGTAGGCTCGACCCAAAACCAGCCGCGACCTGAGGCGCTATTTCGTGACGGGCGGCAAGACGCCCGCACCCTGGTTGCTGGTGCGGGCGCGGCTGGCAACGGCGTGGCACTGCCGCCCGTCCGACATCGACCCGGACGAGGACGCGGACGAAATCGGCGTACAACTCGAACTCTGGTCTCACGAGGCGAAGTACACCCCGAAAGATGGCGACTGACGCCGGGAGGGTAGCGCCATAGCCGACACCGTACAAATAACAATTTCCGCGCAGGATTTAGCCAGCGGCCCGATTCGCGGCGTCTCCGGTGCGCTCAGCGACCTGGAGGGCAAGGGGCACAGCGTCGGCGGCGTGCTGGGCACCGTGGCGACGACCGGATTCCAGGCCGTCTCCGTCGCCGCCGTCGCCGTCGTCGCAGGCATCGGTTCCGCCGTCAGCACGGCCGCGACGTTCGAGGCGGCGATGTCCGGCGTCGGCGCGGTCGCGGGGGCGTCCTCGGTCGAACTCGCCGCGCTCTCCGAGAAAGCCCTCGCGCTCGGGCAGGATAGCACGCTCGCGGGTATCGGTGCGACCGACGCGGCCACGGCGATGCAGGCGCTGGCCTCGGGTGGCGTGGAAGTCGCGGACATCCTCGGCGGCGCGGCCTATGGCGCGCTGGCGCTGGCCTCGGCGGGCGGTATTGGCGTGGCCGACGCCTCGGCTATCGCCGCGATGGCGCTCAAAAACTTCGGGCTGGAAGGCAGTCAGGCCGGGATGGTCGCGGACCTGTTTTCCGCCGCCGCCAATTCGAGCGCCGTGAGCGTGACCGACATCGGCGAGACGATGAAGTACGTCGGCCCCATCGCCAACAGCATGGGTATCGGCATCACCGACCTCACCGCGACCATCGCCGAACTGGGCGACCAGGGCATCAAGGGCAGCGCGGCCGGGACCGCGCTGCGCGGCATGATCGTCAACCTCGCCAGTCCCTCGAAGGAAGCGGCCGGGCTGATGGAAGACCTCGGCCTCCAATTCTTCGACTCCTCCGGCAAGATGAAGGACATGGGGGGCATCAGCGAGGAGCTGAAGACGAAGATGGGCGGGCTGACGGACCAGCAGCGCACGGCCGCGCTGGCGACGATTTTCGGCAACGAGGGGCTGAGCGCCGCGCAAATCCTCTATGACAACGGCGCGGCGGGCATCGCGAAATACACCGGCATGGTCAACGTCGCGGGCAGCGCGGCGACCAATGGCGCGCTCCGCAATGACAACCTCAAAGGTGCCTTAGCCCAACTCGGCTCCGTCTGGGAGACGCTGACGATTCGCGTGGGGACCGCGTTCATCCCGGCCATCAGGAGCGCGGCGGAGGGACTGGCGCGGTTCGTGACGAATATCCTGCCCATCGTCCTCTCCCACCTGCCCGGATTCATCGCGGGCTTGGAGCGGGTCATCGGCGCGGCGGTGCGGTTCGGGCAGCAGGTGGGTTCGGCGGTTATGGCGGTCGTCAATGCCTTTCGGTCGCTGATGGGCGGGCAAACCAACTTCGGGCAGTTCGTCGGCGGCATCGAGAACATGGTACAGGCGGTCATCGGCAAAATCGGCAACCTCGCCGCGCTGGCGGGGCCGCCCATCGGTGCGTTCTTCGCCCGACTCGGCGCGCTGGTGCAGCAATTCGCCCCACAGGTCGCGGCGCAGATGCAAATCTACGGGCAGCATTTGACCAGTTGGATTACCACCACGGCGATTCCCTTCCTCGGGCAGAAACTCTACGACTGGTACGGCTTTTTCATCAACTTCGTCGGCACGGTCGCGCTGCCCGGCATCGGCAGGGCCGCGCTGGCGCTCGGCTCGGCGCTCGGCAATTGGATCACCACCACCGCTATCCCCTTCTTGCAAGCCAACTTGCCCGTCTGGCTCTCGGCGCTCGGGACGTGGATCACGGGGACCGCTATCCCCCTCGTGCAACAGAAGATGAAGGAGTTGGGGACCGCGTTCAGCGCGTGGGTGGACGCCGCGCAGCCCGTGGTTGTCGCGGCGCTCGGGGCCATGTTCAGCGCGCTGGGCACCTGGCTCACCACCACCGCGCTACCGGCCATCAAGACCAAGATGCAGGAATTGGGAACGGCGTTCAGCGCGTGGGTGGACGAAACCGCGCAGCCCGCGCTGGTGGCGGCGGTCGGCAGGATGTTCGACACCATCGGCACCTGGCTCACGGGGACCGCGCTACCGGGCATCAGGAGCAAGCTCAACGAGTGGGGAACGGTGTTCAGCGCGTGGGTGGACGAAACAGTGCAGCCCGCACTCATGGCGGCGGTCGGGGGTATGTTCAGCGCGATGGGGACGGCCGTGCGGGACCAGCTAACGCGGATGAAGAACGACATCGGCGACGCCTTCTCGGCGATGGGGACGGCCGTGCGGGACCAACTCACGCGCATGAAGAACGACATCGGTAACAACTTCTCGGCGATGGGCACCGCCGTCCGGGAGCAACTCACGCGCATGAAGAACGACATCGGTAACAACTTCTCGGCGATGGGCACCGCCGTCCGGGAGCAACTCACGCGCATGAAAAACGACATCGGTAACAACTTCTCGGAGATGGGCACGACCGTCCGAGAAAAAGTCACCGAGTGGAAAAACACCATCGGCGAGAAGTTCAACGAGATAGGGACGGCGATAAACGAAAAACTCACGGCCATATGGGAGAGCATCAAGGTCGCGTTCGGTAACTTTGGCACCACCATCGAGAACAAGCTCATCTCCATCAAGGAAAGCATCACGACCGCCTGGGATGCAATCGCGGGGGCGTTCGACACGGCGCTGACCGCCATTGAGACAGCCATCACGACCGGCTGGAATAACGCGGTCACGAACACCACGACCGGCGTGTCCAACATGCTCACGGCGGCGCAGACCGGCGCGAGCAACGTCATCACGGAAATCCAGACCATCCCAGGTCGCATCACATCGGCGCTCGGCAACCTCGGGAGCCTGCTATTCAGCGCGGGCGCATCGGTCGTGCAGGGCTTCCTCGACGGTATCAACTCCATGATCGGCGCGGTGCAGTCGGCGCTATCCAGCCTGAGTGGGATGCTGCCGAGTTGGAAGGGACCGCCGGAGAAAGACGCGGTACTGCTCTACGACAACGGGCGATTGCTCATGCAGGGACTCATGGGCGGCATCGCCAGCCGCGTGCCGGACCTCCGCGCGCAACTCGGCGGAATCGGCAACACCATCGGCGCGA